TGGGACGCTGCGATGAGATATATAGGCCAGAACCTGTCCGATTCCCAGCTGTTGAGGCTGGTCTGTGGTTTGGGGTATGATGAAGTTGTGGTCCGTTTTTCGGATGAGAACGGCCGTAAAATACTAAGGCGGGTTTTGAATCCGGATTCAAAACGATGACCTCCCTCATTTTAGCTCTCGGTGTTTTCGGACAGTGCATCGGTGGGACCTGCCCGACCACGCCCAACCCCACTTTCTGGCGGTTTCCTGTCGACAGTACTCTGCGAACCGCCAATCAACAGAACCCCTCTACAGGGGTGCCCGCTACACCGGTCGCCGCGATTCGCCAAGATCCGATCTATGGGGCTCCGGATTCCGTCTGCTACATCTATAGCATCGGCTTGGACGGGTCTGTCGCCTCCGTAGGTGTAGCTGTCCAGTTGGAAAACGGCTGCATAGTGGTCACTGCATCCGACGCCGTGAGGCGGGGTGCGATACATGCCGTCCATATCGGCAAAACAAGGACGATCTGCCGTAAGCTGTTCTCAGACGATCAACTCACGGTACTCATTCCGAGAAAACAACTGCAGGGAGCGGTTCCAGGGACGGAAATAACCAGACAGGTCACTGTCTATGCGGTGGATAATGAGCATGTCATACGGCCTCTGACAGCTGCTGTGAGCCAGATGGACGATAAACTGGTGATCTATGCGAACAACACTATCGGGGTCGGTGCGGCTGTATTCAACAGCAAGTCGCAGCTGGTAGGAGTCGTTACGAAGTCGGAACGAGACAAGTTCACAGCGGTTACATTAGAGAAACTGCTGGACACTCTGCGGAATATGAAGTTAGAATATCCTGAGTTTGACTGGTCAAAGTAACGTTTTCGTCTTAGGAGGTGAGTTTGATGAAAGTCGCTAGAGTCAAGAAAGAAGGCGATATAGTACGTGTCACCCTCGAGCATGGCACTGATTCGCCGGTAGATATCAACCAAGCGTTCCGGATGGCGTTGGATGAGGCTTCCAAGCTGTCCTCGGCGAGATTAGCTATAGCCGGACCGCCGTCGATCCGAATGGTCAAGGCCGACGGGGCGATTACTGCGGATATGGACGCTGCAGAGAAGGTCTACGTGGACGTACTGTGCGGACCTCAGCTGGACGTCAAAATCGTAGAGACCAGAGTAGAAGGCCCTAACGTCATTGTGGAGCTTGAAGCCGACAGCAGGGATAAGCTGCTCCAGCATGACGCCTACGCGCTGGCCCTGTCGGAAGCCCGCAAGCTGGGTTTCAACGATCCGGCTGTTCTCTCATTCCCTGAAGTTACAGCTGTCAACGAAGTTGGGGTGGATATCGGGATGCCCGGCGAAGCGAAACGAGTCCGATTTCGTGCAAAGGTCGTTTGCGGTAGTTTGAGTCCTTGGTGATGTATAGCACCCACCAATTTCCTTGGGAGCTCGCTCTACGGCTCTACGACGTCAGCGAAGATCAGAAGGAAGGGAAAGACCGGCTGCAGCTCCTTTTCAGATGGCTTTTGCAGCTGCCGGCAAGACGATTTGAAGACGTCGTCTTGCCGGCGCTGATTATTTTCAGGGACACTGTACTGAGGGAGTTGTCCAGAGGCAGCCATGTGGTTCTTCTGGTCTTGGACGGGCAGCTGGCGAAGCTGCATATAAACGGAAAGCCGACGAAATGCTTCGACATTCGGACCGGCGACATCGCCCCGGACTCGCGGCAGGAGTACAGCTGCATCTGCGAGATTTTCGATCTGACGAAGATAGTCAAACTGCTACTACTACAGGCGGCGGAAAATGGCGTTGACGCAAGCGAAAGCACGCCAGATGCTGGAAGACCCTGACAGCACGCCGGCGATCCTGCTGGCTGGTGCTGTCGGGGTCTTTGGGTCGGATTTCGTTTCCTGGGACCCGGAGACAATAGCCAAAGAGCTGTCTAGGGAGAATATCGAAATCCCTCCGGCAAAACGGAACCAGCTGACGGCTGCCGCTCAGCTCGTGTCGTCCGACCAATTCTGGTCGGGCGTCTTCGACTACATCACTCTGGTCAACGCCCTGTCTTCCGGTCGGATTCTTTTGGATGTCTTTGACCCGGCGACGACGCTGGAGACCTGTCAGGCCATATCCGACGCCCTTCTGATCTGGCCGCATCGGCCTGTAGAAGACTTCTCGATAAACATCATCAACTACATTGATGCGACTAGGTTGTGGGAAGGCGTCTACATGCCGCCCAAGTTTCTAATGAACTGCTTCAACTTCGCAACGCGAGAAGATATATTCCAGAGCTGGTCTGACGATCCGCAGATGGTATCTGCCGTGTACCAGAAGGTCATTGAGACGGCGGACGAGCTGGACCTGGAGGTTCAGACCAGGGTCAAACGGACCGTTGATGTCGCTATGAAGCACGGCGCCGACGATATCGCCGATATGGCGTCCGGTTTATACGCTGCGGCGACGTCCGATCCGTCGTCCGGCATGTTCGAAAAATGGTTGCGATCTGTTTCTTAGTCATGTATTGAGGTGTTTTATGTTGTTGTTTACCGCCGACTGGCATGTGTCTCGGAGTCCGCTTCCCTGGAATCCGAACCCTCTTCTAGACATCAGCTGCGCTATAAAGCAGATTTGCGAAATCGTTCTTCTCAAGAAGCCGGAGTATGTCTTTCTAGGCGGAGACATCACGGACCGGCCTAGTCTATTCCCGGACGAGATCGATACGCTGGTCCGTTTTGTCGAGGTATGCCGGAAGGCCGGCTCTCAGATCGTTTTCGTGCAGGGGCAACATGACCGGTCTCCGTCTGTGCCGATACTTTCCGTTTTGGACAAAGAAGCTGTGCATCTGCACAATCGGATGCTGCATCTCGGAGATGGGATCGTTGTGGCCGGTCTGGATTTCGCTTACGAGGGGCCGAAGGAGTTTCTGAACACGCAGATTCTGTTTACGCACCAGAGCTGGATCAGGCCGGATTTCCCCTACGGGCTTATTTCGTGGCGGGCGCTGCCGAACTACCGGCTGGTTCTTTCCGGAGATTTCCATTCGACCATGATCTGCACTTGTCCGGGCCTGCCGCCGATCGTGTTCTCAGGCGCTTTGTGCCCGAGAAAGATCACAGAGCCGAAAGAGGCCAGCGTCTGGCTTATCAAACCGCCCTACACCGAGCAATGCGCCGAACGAATACCGTTGCGGACAAGGCCGTGGGTAGAGATCCGGGTACGGCCTGATACCACCCATCAGGGGGTTGTGGACCAGGTGGCAGAACAGCTCAAGCAAACAGGCGATCTGCCCAGGGAAATAGCAGAGCCTGTCATTGTCTTGGCGTACAACGAAGAGTCTGAGCCGACAGCGCATCAGATCAGAAAGCACTTTCTGCATTATGAGTACCTCGTCATGCGTCCGATACGTGAAAGAACCCATTCTATGATGCAGATGAGTCTACTACCGGAAACCGTCGACCAGTCGAAGTCCGTGTTGGATTTGTTTCTGGAAATGTATCAAGATGATCCTAGGTATCAAGATATCGTCACCTTGGTAAAGGCGGCCAATAGTGAAGATGTCCGCAACATTCTGAGTAGAATTGTGGAGCGTGTTTTGAATGAGATTAACCAGTCTGAATCTGTTCTGCTTCCGGAAGCATAAACGGCTGGAGCTTAATTTCGCGCCGGCTACGTGTATTCTAGGGCCGAACGGTATCGGTAAATCCACCGTAGTCGAGGCGATCTATTTCGCCCTTACCGGAGAGCTGCCGGAGCCTCACAGCCTGGTCGTCTCTTATGGCAACCAGACAGGCGAAGTTCAGCTGACCCTGAATTGTCGCTACAACATTCAGCGGGCTTTCGGAGACAAGCCGAAGGCTTCTATGTGGCTCGACAACAACTTGCTGGCGAACGGCGCCAAAAACGTCAACGCCTATCTGGAGTCGACTTTTCAGATCACCAAGGGGATGTTGGACTGCCAGATCGTCCGTCAAGGCAAGCTGGACGAGTTCATTACAACCAGAGACTCGGACCGAGCTGCGTTCTTTATGAGGTTGGTGCCTAACATCCATGTCTTGACCAACCTCTGGAATCAGGTGGGGGAGTTCGCGGCGACGATCCGGGTCGACCCGGCGGTCTCGATCGACCCGCAGAAGGTGCATAGCGAGCTGGAGTCGGTTATCCGACAGCAGCAGACCATCCAGCAGCAGCTGCAAGAAGCCCGCCGGTTGCACCAGATCAGAGAGTTGCGGGCCAAAAAGACGACTCTTGAGGCGTCCATCAGCTCGCTCGTCGGCCTCCTGCCGTCGCCGGAGTGCCGAAAGGAGCTCATCGAGCTGCAGAAAGCCATCAAACAGCACCAACAGATGAAGCAGGAGCTGGAGAAAGCTGCGGCCCGCGTGTCGGAGTTGATGTCGCAGCGCGCCGGTCTGCGTAAAGAGGTGGAGGAGCTGTGGCAGCGTTTCCGTAACAGGCCGCAGGCTGTCGCTTCTGCGAAAAATCAGATGATCGGCAGCGCCATCTGCGTGGGCATCGGTTCCGGCGCCGCACTGATACTTAATCCCCTCATCGCTAGGCTGCAGACAGAGCCTTATATCTGTCCGCTTTGCAAGTCTCAGATCGACAAGCAGACGGCCGAGCAGGCCGCCGAAGCGTACAGCCGGCTCGCGCAGTATATCGACAGTGCGTCTACGGCTGCAGAAGAACAGCTCAAGGTTTACGAGTCTATTCTGATGAGCAATATGGACAGCCTTCGGCAGAGGGCCGTCATAAAAGCAAAAGCCCGTCAGCTCAAAGAAGCGCTGAGGAACGTGGAGGAGCCGGATATAGGAGCGCTGTGCCGCTATCAGCAGGTGGAGAACGACCTTACGGCTCTGCAGCAGCGTTTCGCCGCTTTGTCGCAGTCCGTAAAGGACGCTGCGGCGAAGCTGGACCGGATCAAGGAGCTTAAAGAGCAGTTGAGCCAGTTGGAAGCGGCCGAGAAGGAGTTGATCCAGCTCGACCGGATCGTATCGTTGGACGTCGACGTCGGCGAGCTGGAGAGACAGCTCGTAGAGGCGACGGAGAAACGGAGCCGTCTGGAACAGCTTCTGGAGCGGTACAAATCGGCAAAGGCGGCGGAAACGGCCCAGAAGTATCTTCTGGCTGTAAGACAGGTTTTCCACTGGGACAACTTGTCGAAGCAAATCTGCCGTCGACTGCTCGCCTCTCTTCTTCCGGAGATCAACAGCAACCTGAAAGAGCTGGATGCCAATTTCTACTTGGAGCTTCCAGCGGACTCTTTGTGCTTTACGGCGAATCTGCACAGCGGGGAGAAGGTTCCGGATTTCGCCCTGTCCGGGGGGCAGAAAGTAGTGGCCGCGCTGGCCGTCCGGATGGCCCTTCTGCAGCACTACAGCAAACAGTTTCCGGTATTGATACTGGACGAGCCGACCGTCTACCTGGACGCCGAACGGCGTCAAAGTCTGACGGGTCTGATGGGGCATTTTGTCAGAAAGACCAGCGCCAAAGGGTTTCAGCTCATTGTGATCACCCACGACCAACAGCTGGCCGATGTATTCGGCTCCGATAGCGGCCTAACGGTGGACCTAGCCCTAGCTCGGTAATTTTGAATCCGGATTCAAAATCTCGTCTGAAACAATCCTCCGAAGCGACGGCATTTAGATATGGAGGCGCTCGTAGCGCCTCATAAGAGGTCGCTTTTTTGGCGTAAGCCATAGAAAGGCGACGCTCTTAACCGAGCAGTCGTTTTTTACTCTAGTTCTTCCTCTTTTTAGGAGGGTGCTACCATGCCTAAGGTCTACAGTGCCGAGCAGTTTTTGGATTGTATCGCCGCTATTGAGGCGGCGATTAAGGAAGGGAATGTGCCGGACGATGCGCTACCTATCCACAGCGTCGTCTGGCGGCCGGACCACCTACCGCCGGAGGCGGTAGTGGTGAGCATAAGAAGGCGTAACAGGGAAGTCATCATCTCTAGCTATGCGTGGCCGGAGATCGATGACGGATCTCCGGGGGTAAAGAAGTTCGAGTGCCGGCCTAAACGGCTGAAGGCCGATAGGCCGCAGGCGCCGCTCGCCAATGAAGCGGCTAGAAACCTAGCCGCCTTTTTAAGCACGTACAAGGGTGAGGCGGTTGCAGTGCCGCCGAAGCTGCGCTACGACGGCGGTATCGAGCTGTACCGCCGTTTAGCCACCCCCGACAAGCCCTACCACGTGGTCGGTGGGGCTGGTGTTGTAGTCGGCCGGTTTAACCCATTCGGGGGGAGCTGGCCTATTTCCTCTTCCTCGACAAAAATACGTTAGTTTTTGCGGTCTGGCAGGCAGCTGGGTCTGTTTTGACTTCTCGCTCGCCTGCCAGACCGTTTTTGTCATTTTTCGAAGTTCGAGCGGCGTTTTTAGTTTAACTATCTGGGACGGCTATGATACTGCAGATTCAAGACGGAAAGCTTGTAGTCGGCGGCAGTGTCGTACAGCTTGCAGAACTCGGTCGGCATATAAAGAAGCCGACTGACAAGCTGTACGTTCCTGCTTCAGCCGATAACCTGGGGTTGATTTGCGACCTGTGGCGACTTTACCCCGAGCAACTCAGGTTAGGTTGTCCGTCGTTGTTCAGCCAGGATGACACGGAAGGAAGCCTCCTAGCTCGCGCCAAACAAGGGCGATATCGTCTATGTGCGCCGGACAGCAAATGCATGACGCTTCTGGTAGACAACAAAGCCGGCAGAAAGTTCGTCAATGATTTGCGGCTGCCGGACTTGAGTGCATCGTCTTGCAACCAGCTTATGAGGTGCATTGTCGATCCAAGGCTGTTCGACAGCCGCAGCGAGCTGTCTACTTTGATGCTGCGGAGGATCATACTGCATGTCGGACTGAGCCGTCGTAGATTCAGCGACGGCCGTCTCAGCGAGTCGGCTGCAGCCGCCGTATCGTGCTGGTACAACCTCGGCAGAGCGAAGTTCTGGAGGGCCAGCCGTTGCGGATGGGCGGCGCCGGACCCGTCTAACAACGACCCGGACAGCCTCGCCTATGTGCCGAATGTCCTATGGAGGAAATGGCATAATCTCGGCGGGAACAGCAGTGTGGACTCCGTATTGACGACAACGAAGTTCTTTGTAAAGTATCTAGTGCTTAAGTGGTTGAACGCGCTGGGGAGGATCTCGTTGGACCTCTCCAAGGTGTTTTCTTACAAATGCGAAGTGGAGTTGTTCGAGAGGAGCTGAAATGCGTAGACTGCGGTATTTGAGCCAGGCCAAGGCCGACAAGGCCGTAAAAAAGCTGGAAGACTTCCGCGCCGGCGTAGAAGGCAGGATATTCGACGATTTTCCGGTGTTGGAGAAGGAATTCGCCGCCATATTCAAAAACCAGAAGTTCGAGGGCAAGTATCGTGGGCTGATGGCCCTGATGCAGCCCGCGGATATAGTGAAAAATTACGAGCTTCCTGACAAGCTGTTTACAGACCTGATCATCTACATGGCTGTCGCTTATCCTGACAAAGCTGCCGAAATCGTTCGAGCCGGCCTAGACAGCGACCATACGGATACGGCGGTGACGGCGTGTCTTGCGGCTGAAATGTTGCTGGCTCGAAACGGCGGTAAGAGGGTCGGCCGGCTGCGGACGGGGGCCGTCGTCGCGAAAGCGGTGAATCTGATCAGCGAGAACCGGATATCGTACGATGAAAGTAAGGCGGTGGTGCAGCTGCTCCGTCGTATCGTACCGAAACAGTCCAAAGAGCTGCTGCGTCAGGTCTGCTTGAAAAGGAGCTATTCGATCTCGTTCATGCTCGATACGATCGTCTATTTCGACATGCCGGAGCTTTTAGATTGGGCGATCAATTTGGCGCTGAAGAAAGAGCCGGATGATCGCACCCTAGAGAAGCTCATCATGCTGGCGAATCTTTTCCGAAAGCATGTACGACAAAGGACGCTCTGTCGAGTCATCCGTGAGTACATAAAGAAAGCGACCGAAAACAGCTCATGGGCGTTAGGCGTCGTTCTGCATTTACGGGATATTCTCAACAGCATAGCGGACAAGCCAAAGCTCCTGGCGGCTGTGTATGAGGCCATTTGTGAAAATGAGCCGCCCGAAAACAGCGGCACGGCGGTGCGTCTCGTCGTGCAGGCGCTCAAACTCAGAGTCATGTACGATCTCGGCTTTAATTGCTGTGATGAATTGCAGCAGCTGCGCGAGACTGTTCTCAGCTTAGAGCAGACGGCAGACGGTAAGGGAGACTACACGCGACAGGTCGGCAGGGAATTGTTCATCGACTTACTGGCTCATGCCGGTCTGCTGGATGAGTGCCTCGAAATGTTGAATACCTGCAATGACTCGGAACTGTGGAGTATAGCCGGAACGCTGTATTTCGATATGCCGATACAGCAGTTTGTCCGCCTCGTCAAGCGTATGAGCAAGGAGCGACAGACTGTCGTCATTTCCGCGCTGATGCAGAGGTTCTCCCAGTTCGGCGGCAGCGTTATAGAGGTGGTTAGAAGGACGGCGATGCCGTCTTTACTGGATGATTTCATAGAGTAGCACCGGGTCCGGACGACAGCTCGATTCTGCCGGATAATGATATGGGTTTGAACTGTTTGGAAAGCAGGGAATATGTGCGACTCCAAAATTGAAGCAGTGCGACTTGACGATGCGATAAAGGCATTGGAGGCGGCCCGCACCGGCGGGCACGGTAGGCTGTTCAACGACCTGCCGATCTTGAAGGAAAAGTTCGCCGACATCTTTGAGAAACAAGATTTGGACAGCGAATACAACGGCCTTGCGGCTTATCTGGGTTTGTGTGCGGACCAGAAGCACTGGACCAAGACAACGACCGATCTGAATTGGAAGCAACTGATATATCTCGCAATCAGTCGTCCCGACGGTTGCGATATTGTATACCGCCACCTGGACAGTCTAAACGAGCGCACGGCGCTGGCGGCCTGCTTGCTGGCGGAGGCGCTTCTGAACCGAGGCGAGCTGGAGAGTCGTCCGTTGGATCAGAAGGTTGTGGTTAAGACTGCGATGAGGCTGCTCGACTCCCCCATATTGGGGAAGGAAAAGCTGGCGTTGGTGAGACTGGTCCAACGCTTGGCGCCGCGCTCGTTTCGAAGACTGTTCCGGCAGTTTTTGCTGTGCATCCGTGAAAGATACGGCTTGCCGAGCATGTTGGAGGCAGTTACCGAGTACGAGATGTCCAGCGTAGCCGATTGGGCGATCCGTGCCGCATTAGCTGACCGTAACAATCTGTCTGATCGCGGACTGGGGTGGGTGCTGCATCGCGTCCTTATCATAATGCACCGCTACTATCGGAATCTGAGTCGCAACACGCTCCAGCAGGCTGTCAAGACGTTTGTCGACTCTCTCGTAAACATCGGCAGCGAGGATCTCGTGGATATAAGCATGTATTTCTGGTTGTTTCTGGACGTTTTGGACGACGATCAAGCCCTCAAACGGGCGTCGGTCGCGGCGATCCTCGAGGTCGAGACTCCCGGCGAGGATAAACCGCTGAGTCGGTATATCGTCCAGCTTCTGAAGACCAGGGCCAGATACGACGCCGGCCTGGATTGTAGCGACGACCTGCAAAAGCTGGACCAGGCCGCGGCTATGCTGCAGCGCGACGACAGCAAGTACGGGCGAATTGTATATTCCGTCTACAGCAGACTGCTCATCCGCTTGTCGATCCGCATGGGTCAATGGGACCGATGCTGCGATCTGCTGCAGCAGGCCGACGAGCGTTTTCTATGGAACGTCGTCGACAACCTTTATTTCGACATCCCGTTGGAACGGTTGATCGACGCCGTTCAGCGTATGGACAAAAGGAGGCAGTCGGTTGTGCTGCACGCGCTGATGGCGGCTTTCTCAAGGCTCGGATGCGCCGACATGGAGGCTGTAGCGGAAGCCGCCATGTCGTCGGCGACTTCCTGGTGAGTACTTGATGCCGCCGGTCGGCGGCATGTATAAAGGAGTTAAACACATCGTTAGACAAGGAGGAGTCCAATGCGCAGAAGAGCGCCGAAGAGACTGATACGACAGAAACGTGTTAGAGTCGATCCGTTGCTGCAGGCTGCTTGCGAATTTCTGTTGCCGTACCCCTACTGCAACGAAATGGCAGAGAGACTTCAGAAGGAGATCGGCGATAGCAGGAGGCTTTGCGTCAACCCTGATTTTACAGTCAATCACCGATGTCATCTGATAAATTTGGTTTATTGTTCGTAGACGTGAGCGACGACGGCAGCCTAGCCGTCGCCAGCGGTCATAATCTGGTCGCTGTCTTTGATATAGTGTGCTACAGACATATCCAAACCCTGGACAGAAAGCTGTGCGCTGCCGTCTGCCATGCGGTATTCGACTCCGACGAGTCCAAAATCCACGTCGTAATGTACGACGGCAGGCTGCGTACTTGGGATTTCCTGAAGGATAAACTGGCCGAAAACGTCCGTCTACCCGTCGGACCCATCACCTCGACGGCTGTCGCCAGCGACAGACAGTCGATCCTGCTCGGGGACGCCAAAGGTCGTTTGGCCGTTTTCCATCCTCGTCTTAAACGGGCGGAGCCGATCGGCCATTGCCCGTTTCTGATCACGACGACCGCTTTGAGCGAGAGCGGACGCCTCGCCGCAGTCGGAGACATGGATCGGAATATCTACATTTGGGATACGAAGACCAAGCAGGCCGTCGTCCAGTATCATTTGCCTTCCACTCCCCTCAGCGCGAATATCCGCGGCAGCAAGGCGATATTTGGCCTCAGTAACGGCAAGCTGGCTGTAGTCGACTATGACGACTGCCAGTTGGTGCCTACTGTGCTGAAGAGAAAAAAGATCGTCGGTATGGACGCCGACGACCAGCGTGTAATTGCGGCAAGCGCCGGCGGTTCAATCGCGGTCATGCACCGGCAGGACGGCCGATTCGAGTTGTCCAGACTGCTCAAATCACACATGATAAGGGCGATACGTCTGATCCGACCATGCAAGCTGGCCGCCATATCCGCCATCTACTCCGGAGACCTGCTGGTGTTCGACTTGGAGCAGGCGACGCTTAAGCGCCGTATTTGCGCTGGATAACCTATCTGGTAGCCGATATTGCAGCCGGCTATCCGATGCAGACCATTACGGTTTTCGTGCGATAAAATGACACCGTATATAGCCCAGAGATCGCCAGTATGGGGCGGTTAATTCCAGAGAACGGCTAGAAAGGAGATGTCTATGTGTAATGAGTTTATAGCAGAAACATTGTTGAGCGTGCCGATCGATAGCGGCGTCATCGAAAAGATCCAAAGTGATGTAATCGAGATGTCAAAGCAGGTGAGCGACAATCTCAGCGTCGATGCGGTCGCTGAGAGTATCAGTTGGAAATGGAGAGGAGTTTTGAATCCAGATTCAAAAAACGGAGGCGCTGAAGAATGAAAAGAGAAAACCCGAAGCGGCACAAGGTCGTTCTTTTCAAGGACGAAGATGGAGAGATCAGCGGTGCGGCTTCTGACCTGCCGAGGGGCTCGATGGTCATTGTCGTCCCCTGCTACTGCGGTACGAAGCTCGACTGGCTGCATTACCAGCAGTTCCGTTTCCATCATCCTATCGTGATTGTGAAGCGCAGCAGTCCGGATTCGGACTACGCGAAGTTCCTTGTGCTGCGCGACGACGGCTATGACAGTCACGTTGCGACCATACAAGGCCAGTTCTCATCGGAAGAACTTGCGCAGTACCTTCGAGATCTCGGTTTCACCAACGTCAAGATCGACGAAGACCGGGAAGTCGATTACGACGATTGATGGAGTCGACCACGAAAAAGAGGACTACGAAAATAAAGGAGGACTATGAGTTCGACAGCGAGGACGGAGCCGCGTCGTGAACAACACGACGACGGCCCGGCGGCTAAAAAGCGTATTGTGATCTTCGATTCCGGCAAATACGGCGTTTCAGTCGTGGCATTGGATAATCCGGAGGAGTTCGAAATCATACTGCTGACACAGCGTGGAGACGCTGTCACGAGGCTGAGCGCGACCGCGATTCGCTTCGACGCCCGGCTTCAAGTGGTAGAGATGCCTGAAAACGGCGGTAATTCCGTCTGTATCAGACTCATTGAGCCTCCAGACGGAGAGATTCTGCACGCGGTCGGGAAAGTGACGGCTGGGGCTGTGGTCGACGAGCTTTCCGAGCTCGGCTTTCAGAACGTCGAAGTCGTCGCTTTACGTAAGATCTGAAGTCAAAAACTTCTGTTGATCGTTGAGTAGAAAGGAGATGCAAATGCTCGGCTCATCGGTTCTGGGTATGCTTTTGAAAGCGAAGTCGGACGATGTTGATGCCGTTGTGGAAAGAATCCGAAAGGATGTAAAGTCGCTGAAGACGCTGGCCGACGGCAGCCTTACAGACGAAGAGCAAGCGCAGATCCGGCGATGGTTCTTCGCATTCGGCGACAAAGCTGACCCTACCAGTGTTTACGATTTTGTGTACCGGCTCAAAACGCAGCCGAGGTCGGTAAAATCGTTCGTCTCGCGGTGTCTTCGCAGCGAGTGCAGCGTCATCCGGGCGTTCGCCTGCCGTGCGGCGGCGCGTTTGTTGAGTACGGGGAGATGTCCGTTCTCCAAGGCGGCTGTGGTGTCGGCGGCGAAATCGGTGCTGAAGAAGCTGCCTGGGGTTTATATAGAGACGTCGATGCTGAATTTGCTCTACAGGCTTGCGCCTGACGAATATCGTACCGCCGCCAGGGCGCTTCTACGGCGTGCTGTGGCCGAAGCACATGCGAACGCGCCGTTGGTCCTAATCGAGTTCGGCAAGTTCTACGATCTTTTGCCGTATGCCGTCGATCTGATACTCAAGAACCTGGACCGGAGGTCTCCGGGTTACAGAGAGTCCCTTTTGTGCAATATCATATCTTTGGTCGTTCGCGCAGGCTGCGAGCTTCCACGCTCGACGGCTCGCAAGCTCGTCGTGAAGACGCTGGACTGCATGAAGGCGAATGTGTTCGCGTGCCGGACAGTTGTGCTGTACCTGTGGTCGCTCCTTGACGTTTGGCGCAAAAACCGCAATCTGATCAAGTCGATCAGCGAGGACGTTTTGCGGTATCCGTCCAACGCGGTCAGGCCCGCCAATAATATCCTTCTCGCCATACTCAAAGCCAGATTGAAGCACGACGTCTATGGCAACTGCTCGATCAGCCTTCCCGAATTGATCAGCAGCTGTCTCAATAACGAGTATTGCAAAGACAGTGATGTACGGCTCTGGACGTTGACCGCGCTTATTAGATTGGCCGCGCATGTCGTAGACATCCGCCAATGCGCCAAGCTGATCAGCCAGCTGCCGAATAGAGGGGCGGCGGAAAGCTATCAGTTCGTCTATCTGGACCTGCCGGCCGAGCGGTTTGTGGACCTGTTGAACCTTCTCCGTCCCAAAAGACGCGCCATTGTCCTGCGGTCTGTCGCCGGATTCTGGTCTACAGTCGACAAGGGTTTGGTGCACAAGCTGACGCCTGACGTGGACCCGATGGAGGTGGAACAGGTTGTTCGGTTCATCTAACCGAGCGGCTTGAATACGAACGGCTGCCTGGTTATCGTCGATCTGGCGGGCGCTGCCGTCAAGCGGCGCCCGCCCGACTTGTTGTGTGGCTGTTTTGACTGCTGTGAAATCTCGAAGTTTGATGGAAAGGAGAACGAGAGTGCCTAGTTTGCTCGGTATAGATATGGCATGGGCGACGCGGCGGGTAGGCGCTTATATTTTCGAAAGGATCTCCAAAGATGCGCCGGCGATGCTGGAAATAGGCAAAAAGTGGCTCAAAGGGGGCAAGTTGTCCGATTATCAGCGCAGATTGCGTAAGTTTACCGACCAGGAGTATGGGGCGTCTGACAGCGTCGGAGCGCTCCTGTACTGGATCAATAGGGATCCGAAGTCGGCGAAGTCGCTTGTCTCGCGGTGTCTCCGAAGCAAGCGTATGATTGTCAGAGCGTTCGGGTGCTACGCCGCGGAGCGGCTGTTGAAAACGGGAAAATGCCCGTTCTCTAAGGCTACTGTGGTGTCGGCGGCGAGGTCTGTGCTGCGGGAAGTTCGGAGCTATCCTGAGATCCAGCTGGCGGCTAAGATGCTGCAGCTGATTCAGAACCTTGAGCCGAAGGTCTACTGTGCGGCGGCCGAGTCATTTATACGCCGTATTACAGCCGACTGCGGTTTAACGTACGTGACCGATGCTGTTGAGCACTGCAAGCTCTACGATTTCGTCCCGCTCGCCACCGAGCTGATGCTCAAACAGCTCAATCGGGACAGACTGGTGCATAAAGCAGCCTGTTTACACCGTGTTTTGTTTTTCCTCGTGCGCGGGGAATACGAGCTGCCGGGAGCGACAGCCCGCAAACTCGTTACAACGACCCTGGATTGCATGGAGCTCGACGATTTCATGTTCCATGACGTTATGATGCTTCTGTGGCCGCTCCTCGATATTTGGCGTAAAAACCCTGAGCTGTCTGAGACGGTCAACAAAACCATTCTGCGCTACCCCTACGACAACGTCGCCTCTGTCCATAAACCCCTTCTCGCCGCGCTCAAGGTGCGGGCGGAGTACGACATGACCGGCGCCTATACCCGTCTTGCTGAATTGGTTGGGTATTGTTGCGTCGACGGCGATTACCACGGTCTGGTATCTCCATCATTGCGGGCCGTTCTTCTCAAAGCGGCTGCGTATGTCGGAGATGTCGATCAATGCGCTATCACGCTTGCCGATCGAATGAGCGACGATGAAGTGTTGGACCAAGGATATATCGCCTACCTGGATATGACGATGGAGCAGTTCAAGCGGCTGCTGGATCGGCTCCCCGTCAGCAGACGTGAACTCGTCTTACAGTCTGTTTCGGAGTTCTTAAACTTGCTCGATTACGAGTTGATGTTCAAGGAGGTCAGAAAAGGCTTCGCAATTACGTTTGACAATGTCGATCAGGCTCTCGCTTCAGCCGAGCGGCCGGTCTAAGAAGAACCGACAGACGAGGCGATGTCGGTTGGTCGCGGATTCGGTTTACTGTTTGTTATGTGACTGTTTCAGTCGGTATGAAGTCTAAAGAAAGGAGATGCCGATGAACGGTTTGTATGACATGGATATGCAGCGGGTGGCGGAATTTGCGAGCAGCGATGTCTTCGAAAGCGCTCACGGAGACGCGTCGACGATATGGGAGATGGTCAAGGACTGCTCTGAGGCTAGGGATCGACTCGACAGTAATCTCGGGCTGTCCTTGTTCGCCGACTGGATGTATGCGGCGTCTAATGACGCCTATGCGTTCCTGTACTGGATCAATAGGGACCCGGAGTTGGCGAAATCGCTCGTTTCGCACTGTCTTCGAAGCAAGAAGCTGCGTGTCAGACTGGATGCGTGCCTTGCCGCCGAGCGGTTGTTGAAGAAGGGAAAGTGCCCGTTCTCCAAGGCCGTTGTGGCGTCGGCGGCGAAGTCTGTGCTGCGGGAGGTCTCTGATCACTATCTGGCGGCTTCACTGTTGCGGCTGATCCAGAGACTTTCGCCGGAGGACTACTGTGCGACGGTCAAGTCGTTCCTGCGTCGTGCTGTAAACACCCGATACATAGGGTGTGTGATCGACGTTATCGAGAGAGGCAGGCTCTATGCTTTTGTGCCGTTTGTCGTTGAGCTCGTTCTCAAGAAGTTGCATGAGAAGCGCCCGGCGGACAGCCTGTATGTCCTGCGTCATATCATGTCTCTCATTATGCGTGCGGAGTGCGACCTACCGGCGACGACGGCCAGAAAGCTCGTTGTGAGATTTCTGGATTGTCTGACCGACGAGTATGCGTTCTCGGAAGTCATGTTGCACCTGTGGCCCCTTCTTGACATCTGGCGTAAAAACCCTGATCTCACCAAGGCGGTCGGAAAGGCCATCCTGCGCTATCCCTATGGTAATGTCACCCCTGTCAATAAGCCCCTTCTCGCCGCGCTTAAAGTGCGGGCGAAGTACGACGCCACCGGCGATTCGGCCTCCCTTGCGACGTTGGCCGACTACTGTTTCGGCGATGCCGACGGCGGCGACGGTCGCAGTCAAGCCCTGCAGCGCTCGTTGCGGGTCTTGTTCCTCAGAACGGCCGCATACGTCGGGGCTGTCGGCCAATGCGCCGACACGCTTATCAACCGAATGAGCGACAGCAATGTGCTGGACTATGGCTATATCGTCTATCTGAGCATGGAGATCAACGGATTTATGCAGCTGTTGGACCGGCTCGATCGCGCTCCTGAGAAACGCAAGCTCCTCTTACGGTCCGTTGCGCGGTTCTTAGACGTGCTCGGCTATGAGGCGATAGCCAGAACAGCCATGACAAACAGCTACAATCGGTTGTTCTCGACAGTTGACGAAGATTAGACTGAGAGGAACCGATAGGCAAGACGCCATCGGCTGACTGCTGGTTCGGCGTATTGCCAGGGCAGGTGGGCGCCGCCGAGCGGCGCCCACCTGTTTTTGAATCCGGATTCAAAAACAGAAATTTTTTGAACCGCTTGCAATCTTCGCCGGACCAAGGTAGATTGCCTTTTACCTGACGACCTGGCGGAGTTCAGCAGATGATAAAACAAGCCCATATCGATCGTATCGACTCGCTGCTGGTCCTATCCTCAGACGGCGAGCGACCGATTGATGACAAGGAGCTCCTTTATGAGCTTACGCGAAAACTACAGTTTACTAAGGTCAATCTTAAGTTCGCTGGTAAGTTTTCCAGGGAATTCAAAACCTGCGCCCTGTACGCCTTGGACGACCAGAACAGGATCGTCTGTCAGGTCGGCTGGTTGGACGCAATCTGCCGCCTACTAAATAAGCACGGCTATGCTGTCGATTTGTGCGATAAGTCTTCGCCTCTACCTCGACCGGACTGCTACGAGGAAGACTGGGAAGGGCTGGAGCGGAATTTCCAGTTTCGACCTGCACAAAAAGAGTGCATTGTTGCTATTTCTGAGCGCATCAGCAAGCGATTAGGCGGCGTCGTCGAAGCTCCGACGGCTTTTGGTAAGACCAAAGTGATCTCCATGATCTGCACTCTATACCCAAAAGCCAAGATCGACGTCGTCACAAGCGGTCTTGAGCTTATCCACGACCTACGGCGACATCTGCTGACGGTTACTCCCGAAGTGGGGGTGATCGGTGGCGGCGGTAAAGACGAACGTCGGATTACGGTTGTGTCCGACAAAAGCATGGCTTACAGTAACTTCGAGGCGGACATCGTCCTGGTGGACGAGGTCCATAAAATGATGACCGATAGGTCCGCCGGGCTGTTGAGCCGCTACAAGCACGCCTGCATGTTCGGCTTTACGGCGACCAAAGAAACCCGGATCGACAACGCCCACCGTCGAATGGAAGGCATTTTCGGGCCGACCATCTTCAAGATCGACTGGAAAAAGGCTGTCGAGCTTGGTCTGATCGTACCAGTTCAGGTTATATGGATACCAGTCAATCTGGGGACTCTCGTTTCCCGGTATTACGAGTCTGTGATTCGCAGAAAGCGGTTCGGGTATTGGAGAAACTTGGAAAGAAACCAGGCTATCGCGAAAGTAGCCAGAGCTTTCTACCAGGAGGGTTTTCAGACCCTGATTCTTGTCGAAACCGTCGAGCATCTTCTTTACCTGCACGAGCTGCTGCCGGAATTCGCCATTTGCTACGGCAGCCTGGAGCTGAGCGGCAGAAAGCTGGAGATGTTCCGGCGCCGGGGTCTTCTCAAGGACGTCCATCCGCTCACTCAAAGGGATCGGATGCAGCTCAAAGCGAGGTTTGAACAGCAGGATCTGATGGGCGCTATCGCCACTCCGATCTGGACTCATGGGGTCAGCTTCGACGCCTTGCAGGTCCTGATCCGAGCCGACGGCGGCGACAGCATGACGAACAACTATCAGTGGCCCGGTCGGGTCACAAGAATAGACCCGAAAACAGGAAAATCGTACGGTATTGTGGTGGATTTTGAAGACTTGTTCGATCCGTGGGCTTTGGCCAGAAGTCGGAGAAGGAGACAAGCCTATGCCAAGGCGGCCTGGAATCAAAAAACTATTGGCAGACAAGCCGATCAAGCAGAAGACGACGAAAGCCGGTCCTACAGCGAAAATAGAACCTCCGGCGGATGAACAGTTGGCCGAGCTGGCTGCGCGTGTCCGCGCTGCGTATTTCAGAAATCGGAACTACGTTCAATGTCAGGCGAGATCCGATTACGGGAAAGGATATACTTATCCATGGGACCATAAGTCGTCCCACGGTAAGACGATATGGGAGAAAATCGCCGAGGGGCTTGTTCGACAGAACGTCACAGACCCGGAGCGATTCGTCCATGCACAGTTTGCCTACTCAAGTAGACCGGAAGGCTTATTGCCTCCGTATCTTCTCAGCGAAGACAGTCAGGAGAACTACCGAAAGTACTGTCTGTCGGCTGATACAGCGCTCCGCCGTTCGGCGGCGTCCCAGATAGCCAAGTTCAAGTGTCTTCAGGTCGAGTGCAGCCGCGTCCATCAGTCTAAAGAGGGCAGTTGCCGCGCCGTCCTTATGACCAGCACAAACGGATTGAGTCCGCTTTTCCGGTGGCTCGTGGCTGCCAGCGAGGACATGTTGGACGTGTGCAATCACTGGGAAGAGGCTGCGGTGGTCCAGTATATGTTGGACCCGGAAGGGTATAAGAACGTTTGGTCCACGTTGTTTTCGCCGGTCTTCAGCAAATTCCTCACGCATGTCGGACCTTACTTGATCGGCTATACGGAAGACTCAAAATAATCATAGAGGGTTGACTTATGGCATCTATATTTGACGCTGTTTTGAGCTGCATTATCGGTTGTGAACATGCTAGAGTCGCTGCGTTTGATCGGGTCGGCCAGGAGCATTTTCTGCCTGCCGAACAGCCGCACTATCTGATATTCGCAGCTTTAAAGCGTTATTACGATCGCTACAAGAAGATTCCGTCGAAAGAAGCGCTGCTACATATGATCGAGGCGGCGGCGCAGGCCAATCCGCTTTACTTTGCGCTGATGCCGCAGGCCAAGGCTGTCGCGGAGGCGGCTTACTCTGGTCCGATATGCGACGAGGACTACGGGACGGAGCTTCTGCAGCAGTTCCTCATGGACAGAGACATCAAGCGGCCGCTGGCGGCCGCTGTGGCGGGTACTGCGGACAGCTCGGTTATGCTGCCGAATATCCTTCGGTCAGCCGAGGAAAAACTCCGCTCAGTCGAGATGTTGGACCGTCGGAATGTACCTGACGGGGCTATCCGACTTAGCCAATGGAAGGGCGATATTCTGATAGACCCCATTATGAGCGGCGTACAGTTCGTGGATGAGAATATGCCGACCGGGCCCAGGATGGTCAATGTTCTTCTTGGTCCTACCGGCGGCGGGAAGACGATCTTGGCCTGTCAGATACTTTGCGGCTGCGCCGGCGTGCAGCACGCCAACGACAAACTGGCGGGCAAGAGCCAGTCGGGTTGGTTCGGCTACTTCGGGTACGAGGGCTCGATCAAGCGGCCGCAGTCGATCATCATCAGCCATTTGGCCAAGGTCCCGAGAAGCCGGCTGATGCAGATTACGAGTCTCAGCGAGCTGTCGACCACGGAGAAGCCGAGCCAAAGCGATATCGACCTGTTCCGTCGAGGAGAAGTGACCAATGTCATCGGCGAACAGGAAAGGATCGAGGAGAAGAAGGAGATCATCGAAAACTACGTTCGGATCTTCAATTTCTCCGGGGTAGACGAGGACGGTAGCGGCCACAGTTTCGGTTTCGGCGGCGTACCGGAGATCGCCGATCTGATATCCAGGGTCAACGATAAGCTGGGCGTCGGCGTCAGGTATGTAGTGATCGACTGGGCCGGAATGGTAGTGCAGAACTACTTGAGGTCCAGTAGACGACAGTTCGAGAGCAATTACACGCTGGAGCTGAGCCGATTCGTCTACGAGACCTATACGAAGATCGCTGTGCCGTTCAACTGCGCCGTCCTGGTGCTCCATCAGCTGAGAGGGGCCCTGGGCCGGACGAAAGGCTCCGTAGCATCCAGAGTGACCCACGCGGATGCAGAATGGTGCTCCAACTTCGCGGTGAACGCCTGGTATGCATTCTGCTTGGGTTACAAGGATGAAGAGACCAATATCTGCACCATATCGTGGACAAAGACCAGAGACCAACGTACCACCCCACCTGTGGTATGTCGATTGGACGGTGAGCTGTCCAGGTTCGTATCTGTGTCCGATCTCTATCAGATCGACTACGCCCTCGGCAAAATTGTTCCGCGTGAAGAAGTCAAGGCCGCAGCGACGCGCCCAACCATACGTGTAATGAGTTTCTAAAATGCTGAACCCTGAGCTTTACGGTTTGCTTGCCGCCAGATTCGGCTCGGTACTCGTCGCCAAAGAGGGCGAACAGCTCCTGTGGAGGATAAATAAACTCCCCGACGGTAAAACCCGCCTCGATATTATTGATTTCGGCGAAACCTATCGGGTGTGCTGCCCGTACTGCGCCCAGCGAGGCGATCCGGACAAGCGTTATCGTCTCTGGGTCAGCCATGCTTGGGGTACCTACGTCGGAAACGACTTCGTCGGCAAAGTGCCTGTTTGGCATACTGTGACCTGCTTCCATAACGACTGTCTCGGGACGTACGACGCGAAAATGGACTTTCGCAATATGGTTCTAGGTCCATCTTACGATCCGAGACCGCCGATCTTGTACGACGGCGTCAACGTCGAGCAGCCCGCCGGCAAGACATATCCCACGCTGCCCGGAGAGTGCCGACCGATTTGCGAATTCAGCCAAGATCATCCGGCGGTCCAGTTCTTAGCCAAGCGTGGAATAGACCACAAAGAGGCGTACGACCGGCACAATCTCCATGTGTGTCTGCAATGCGACGAATTTCCGTATATTGCCGGTGGAATCATAATCCCGGTCATCATAGACGGCCGGCAGGTCGGCTGGCAGTGCAGAATGCTGCACAGCGATCGGAAATTCCGGTACTTCACACCGCCCGGAATGCAGCTGGCCCGGTTCGTATACAACTTCGACAGATGCTTGGAGCTGGACAGGGACTATATCGTGGTAGTGGAGGGGCCGTTCGATGCAATACGGCTTGAAAACGCGGTGGCCCTTTTCGGCAAGAATATCAGCATCCATCAGCAGTATCTCGTATCGAGATGGCGCCGGTGTGTGGTCTTCTTGGACCCGGACGCCGAAAAGGAGGCGAATGCAGTCGTTGCGAAGCTTCGGAATATCGGCCTGGCTGCAGCCTCGGTTCGCGGACATGAGGCCGATCCAGCCAAGCTGGACCGCAGCAGAGCGGATGAGCTGATCAGGCAAGCCCTGGTCGGCATCGACTCGGATGAAAGGAGAATCGTATGAAATGGCGTAGAATCGTCGACAAATCAGGTAGCAAGTCTGTCGTCAAATGGGTGGACGACGGTAATCGGTACGTGATCCTGGTTAGTGCGGAACTCGAAGGAGGAAAACTGTACGTGCCGGGAGTTTTCAGCAAGAACGGCGAGGCCGCTTTTCTCGGGTTTTTTACAAAAACTCTGTCGGACGCCAAAGAAATATGCCGCGTCCACAGCGAAGACCGTGCTGTCGGCCGCCTTTTAGAGCGGTGTGCGAAAGTGATGCTCGGTATTCTGACGCAGGGGCTGTAACTAGGCGGACGTATTGACAAAGGATCCGTTAGAAGCTAAAAAAGTAGCGAGGCGCATCTGAGTGCGACTCTTATTTTGAATCCGGATTCAAAAATCCGGTGTATTTGCGGCAAATGACAAGCATTATGATTGGAATGATAATGATTCAAGCGAATGCTGGAGAGACGAACGATGTTCGAGTGCTACGTGTCCGCGTTTGCCCCGGGTCTTCCACCTCCCGGCCAAGCTATACAGGACTGCGCCAAGCTATTGGCCAGTGCACACCCTGGAAAATCGGAAAGGTGGCTGATTGAGTATGTGCAGGGGCATGTCCTGTATTCCCGCGGCGGCTTTTTCTTGAGTCTGCCGCTCAATGGGAAACAGGTTATCTACAATGTCCTTTCTGGTCATATCTGGGCCCGCCCTGATCTGATAGGCCCCAGGCTGGCAAAAGTCGCTGTTGTCGGCAAAAGGCCCGGATTAGAGGAAATGACTCATCTGGCGAACTTCGTCGGGCCTAGCGGTAAACTGCTCCGTCAGGTACTGAAGGACAAGGGCATCCCGGAGACTGAACAGGACTCCTTCTACGTCACAAACCTCATCAAATGGTACGAGCCGGCTGTCGATAACATACCCCCCGAATGGAGGGCTGTCGCCGTCCCGATTCTTTTCCAGGAATTGGCTATCGTGAAGCCGGACTATATTCTGGCTCTTGGACTAGAGGCGGCGCAGGTTGTTCTGGGTCAGCGGATTAGTTTGAAGCTGGCTTCAAACAAGGTTCATACGATCCAGTTGCCTGTCGGCGACGGGACGAAGGAGGTCCTCGTTTTCGTGACCAGACACCCGGCTCAGGTCTGTCGGTCTCCGGAAGCACTACCCCTTCTGCAGAGCGAACTGGAGCTGTTCTGCAGTAAATTGGCCGATCGTAAGCCGGTTATCGTGAATGACCAGGTCCAAATCGACGTCATTGCGACAGAAGAAGATCTGGAGCGGGTCAGAAAAGAGGTCATGTCGTTGCCACCCGTTCGGAGGGTGTCCGTCGACCTCGAGTGGAACCAAGCCTTCCCGTGCCAAAAAGGGGCCTATGTCCGGACGGCTCAGATCGCTTGGAAACCGTACCATGCCGCTGTCATTGTCGTCCGACGCCAAGGCGGCGCTGAGGTCCGCCCGGGATGGCAGGAAAAATGCGCCCGAGTGCTGAAAGAGATTCTCCTGGACCCGCAGACGCAGGTCATAGGTGCTCATATCTCGGCCGACTATCCGTGGCTGAAGCACCTCGGCATCGACCTTCTGGCCGGTAGGAAGATCGTCCCGGACGATGCGAAAGATCCAGTCTACCCAGGTATCTTCGATATTGCGGTGGCCGAACACGCCATGAACGAGGTCGGTCCGTTCGATCTGGAGTCCTTGGCTATCGGGCGTTGCGGATTCCGACCCTGGTCACAGGACCTTGAACGATGGATTTCGGCGCATATCGCCGAGCTCGGGATCAAAGTCAAGGAATTGCCTGGTTACGGCTCATGCCCGGATGAGGTGCTTTACCCCTACGCCGGCTTGGATGCAGCGGCTACCTGGATGACGGCAGACGCGCAGCAGCAGGCATTACGCCGAGGGGACAGATTCGGAAACGAGTGCATGACGCCGTTCCTGCGAAGCATGAGGGCTTTGGCTGCTTTGATCGAGATCCATGATGTCGGGATCAAAATAGACCGACAGCAGGTGGATCGGCTCACAGCCTCCTATATGCAAGTAGGCCAGACGCTGCTGGAAGAACTGAGGAGCAAGGCGAACTGGCCGGCATTCAACCCCAGAAGCCATCCTCAGTCGGTAGAGCTGCTGTTCGGCGAAAAGTACAACAACAAGCTGGACAAGGAAGGCAATCCGGTCAGGCTTCGACCGGAAGGCGCTATTTCCTTGGCGCTTCAACCTGTTCTGACCACAAGCGGCGACGTCTGGACCGGCGCGCCGACCGACAGACCCAGCACCAACAAGGAAGTCTGCGGCCTTCTGGCGCCGCAGCATCCTATCGCCAAGCTGCTCCAGGACTGCCGGTTCATCGACCATATCTTGAAAAGCGTGCTGCGGCGCCCGTCCGAAGATAAAATCGCCAGCGACGGGTCCTGGGCGTACGACGGCGGTATCGGCTCCTTCATCTGCGACGACGGGCGGGTCCACAGCACCTTTGCGCCGCTGCAGGAGACAGGCCGCAGCAGCAGCTCCAGGCCGCCTCTGCAGAATATCGCCAAACAGCGTGAAGCCGTCTATCAGCAGATAGCCGGCCCGATGTACGTAGCTCCGCTGCGCAGCATATTCACCGCAGAGCCGGGTTATGTTCTGGTGGAAGCGGATATTTGTTCGGCGGAGTTGGTCTGTCTGGCCGTAGCCGCCACAGACAACCTGCTGCTTGAGCATTGCCGCAGATCAGCGCTGCCGGATAATGATCCCGATTACTATGATATTCATAGCAATATCGCTGTAATGGCGTTCGGTCTGAATTGTCCGCCGACGAAGAAAGGTTTAGCCTCTATAGGCGCCTCAAGACTGCGGACTGCGGCGAAATCGGTGGTCTACGGCGGTTGGTACGGCAGAGGGCTGCAAGCGATCGCCAGACAGTGCCAGCAGGAAGGAAACCAGATCACCGAGGAGGAGACCAAGCAGATCTTGGATGCACTGTTCACAACCTACCCGTTGTCTTACACGTTCATGCAGAAGGTACGCAAGCGCGTTACCGACCCCAGATGGTTGCGGAACTGCTGGGGCAGGGTCAGAAGATTCCCGGAGACGGACGACCCTGCTACGATCTCGCAGTATGAGAGGGAGGCCCGCAGTTTCGTTCCGCAGTCGATGGTGGCTGACGCGATGAATGTAGCCCTCTATAACCTATACTACCATCCGAGACGGCAGGAGCTGGGTTATCGAATAGTGTCCCAGATTCACGACGCTTGCCTATTGGAGGTGCCTGTCAAAGCGCTGGATATTGTTTACCATGAGGTTTTACCGGAATGTATGTGTCGAAACGTGCGGCTCCGAGCTTGCGACTTAGACGGAGTTCCGTACCCTGATCGCCCTGAATATAACTTCGACATTGATCGCGGGGTATTTATCAGATGGGGCGTACCTCTGACCGTGGATCAGTGCAAATCTTTAGGTATCGATGTCTCCTACGCAAAGAAAGGATGAATGAAATGAGTGAACCGCATGAAACAGGTGGAATGCAGCATCGCATGAGCTTTGTGCCCGAATTGTACGGCGCCAGGCTGGTCAAACCGGAACTGGAAGACATTTACCCGGTCTTCTGGCCGAACTGGCCGGATGTCGACGGTACGTTTACTCGAAATATCTTTCGGTTCCTCCCGATCTCCAGCGATTGTCCAACTTTCTGGGAGGACGGCAGAGTCGGGCCGTGGCTCTACGCCGGATACGGCGGCCAGATATTTACCGCGTCCACCAGAGTGGTTTTCCTTCTCGGGGACAGCAGAAAACACACCGAGTACGCTATTCGTCAATCGCCGTACTGGGTTTTGTACGACCGGGTCGTTCAAGCCGTCAGCGCCGGTTCTTATCCGCAATGGCGGGCGATGAACCTGGTGCGCCTGCGAAGCGACGACTTCGACCGGACCAAACCGCCCGTTCTTCAGAAACCGTCGATGCTGTTCCTGGCGCAAGTCCAGGTTGTAAGTCATAGTGACTATCAGGAGACCGGAGGTAAGTATAACCCAAGGTCTCCAGTTTGCCTCCTTGCAATGAGAGGCAACATTGGATGGACGCTAATCAGCGCCATTCGCCAGTTCCGCAGGAACCCTGCCTACAAGGACATCCTGGATCCGGAACACGGCGTATTGATAGAATTCCGACCTGCGACAGGCGGGATTCCACCGAAACCGGGGTGTTTTACTTTCCCGGTGAATGTTGGTTATTGCATTGATATCCATACAGACACCGATGCGCCAGTTGCACGGGATATTCTTGAGCAGACGAAATGGTGGTTCGATCTGCTTCATTTTCCGTCTGAAGAGGAACAGGTCCGTTGGCTGACCAGTCTTCTGCCAACCGACGTGACCAATTATGCGTTCAGGCGTACCACTTATGAACAATTTATACCGGGAGGAACACCAGATGGTGGAGTTCTTACGAGAGATTATGCGCCTGATGGAGACCGTGGCGGAGTTCGTAGCAATGCTGATCGGTCAGCCGGATATACGCAACAGACTCCGGTAGCGTCGCCTAACATGAAAGCTGGCGCATTGCAGTCTGACGTCGACCTGGACAGCGCTTTGAATGAAGTGCTGAATCGTATCGAGGCTACATTGAATAAGCCCGAAAATCCAGGCGGCGAAAAGCAGTAGTTGACGGTATTTCTGCGGGTTGGTTCGGCAGTCGGCCGAACCAACCTGCTTTTTTCGTCTTGTTCCTTATTCACCGAGGACGCCTATATGAAGGAGCCAGAAGCGCCTGTGTCCAAGCAAAAGCGCGAAATTGATAACAGCTTGCTGGCGGCTATCGACTCTATAGCAAGAATGCAGTCGAAGAGAGACCAGCAGGAAGGCAACCTCCCAAGTCTGATCGCCGGTCTTCCTGTCCCGTCTTTGGCTTTCCGTTATCTGATACAGAATACCACCCTTCCGTTGGGTATGGTGTACCACCTGGTCGGCCCGCCGGCGTCGTTCAAGTCGCTGTTCGGCGCAGAGATCGCCAGATGGCATCGTCTATGCGGCGGCGCCGCCATTATCTGCGAAGCGGAGACGAAACCTACCCCAATGTTGAGGGGTAGCGTACTGGACCACGACTTTTCACGGATTTATATTCGTGAGTGTCAGCACCTGGAGCAATGGCAGAAGACGATCACCGACTACCTGAAAGAGATCAGGAAAGTGATCGAAAACGACCCGGAATCAGCCGTGCCGGTGGCGTTCGTCATCGACAGCTACATGGGTAAAATGCCTCTATGCTTGCTGGAAGAAGTCAGACGGCGCGGGTACGCGGAACGGCATTTCGGGATAGCCGCCATGCTGATAGGCGATTGGCTCAGTGCGGCTACATCGTTTCTGCAAGGACTGCCGGTGACGATTGTCGGTATCAACCATCTGAAACAGACCACGCATCCGATCACACAGCGGCCTATCTATAGGACGCCTGGCGGGCAGTTCCTGCAGCACCAGAACGTTATTGAGATCCGAATCAGCCGTAGTAAGACTGTCTATAAGCGTCACGAGGATACGGAGTACCTGGAAACCATCGTCCAGCTGTACACGTCCAAAAACTCCCGCGGCGCTCAGGATAAGCAGATCCAGGTGCCTCTTCGGCAATGGAATGAGGTGATCGACGGTGAAGTGAAGCTGTTCAGCAACTTCGACTGGTGGGCGGCGACGACCTACATGCTGTATGACGGTACCGGCATGGGGTCGCAAGACAGGACCGCACTTCTGCCGAAGATAAAGAAGGTCGTCGATATCCAGAAAAGATCGAGAGGAGACCTGTACTGGTGCAAAAGCCTCGGCGTCTCGAAAGATAACGCCATCTCGGCGCATGAGATGGGTGTTCTGGTCGAAGAGAACACGGAGTTGCAGACGGAATTGTGTCTAGCGCTCGGTATCTGCAAACTACCTGTCTGGAATGAGCAGAGTCTCGCAACCGTCAAGCCGTACTACACCAGATCGCTTGTCGTCAACGGCGAGGAGGAAGATCGGTATTCGGTCGAGATGGAAGCGATTGAGGTGCTCGAGGACGATGTAAGCCTTGCGTAATGGGGTGTTTTATGTCGCTTCCTAAGATTATTCAAGCCTGGCGCAAGAAAGGAGACAGCATCCTATGCATATTGGATGATACAAAGGTGCTGACGAAGCTGGTCGGCTTCGATGTCATTCATGTACCGTATGCTAACGCCGAAAAACAACTCAAAAAGCTGGCGAAGCGGGCATTCGAGTGCGTCGTTATGTCGCCGCTTCGCGAAGAACTGTTACCGGCGGTTTGCGGCGTCGTCAAACCGAACGGGCTGCTGATTCTTGAGTTCTTGGACAGGGAGGATTGGTTCGGACGTAGCAGTGAGCTGCTGCAGAAATTGAAGCAACTCGGGTTTTCATCGACCCAAGTCGTACCCTGTCGCAAGAAACGTAGAGGCGCTCAACTGCTGTGGTATGTCTTTATAGCCGAGTCTGCAAAAGGAGAAAAAATGACCGACTTAGTACCTTTCGAACGGGAATCGGATGATATTACAATCCCTGCGAAGGAAGCGTGGGAGCAGTTGGACGAGTTCGAGAAGGCCCGCGTCAACGAGCTGTCTAGCCTCATCAACAGCCGGATTCTGGAGGTTGTCAACTGGGGTTGGAAGGTCGGGACAATCGTGGCGCAAATCCAGCGACACAGCAGGTCGCAGGATCGACTTCAGCTCGTCGCCGCGGCTTTGGGCCTCAAAAGCACTCGCAGTCTGCACTACGCCGTCAGCGTCGTCGATCGTTGGGAGACCAAGGAACGCTTCGACAAACTTGTGCAAGCGGCCACTTACAACGGCAGAACGCTGTCATTTTCCCATCTGGTGGTTCTGAGCGACATCATCGATGACGATGAGGCGTTCGAATACGCCAGGGAGGCTATCAAAAACGCCTACGACTATCGGACGCTCAAAAGCCTCATTCGCGGTGACGAGGAGCGGCAGCCCAGAGGGCCTGGGCGGCTGCCCGGCATACCGAAGAGTGTAGAAGCCTGCATACCGGCTATCCTGAGGGATGTTACTGCGATGCGTAATCGCTTGGAGCGTTCCTGGCTGGCGGACGAGTTCAACGTCATTGAAGAGCTCAGCCAGATGCCGGAGATACCTACCAACATGCTGAGGAGTCTCAAACAGCTGCTAGAGCACGCGAAATCTGTCAAAGAGCAGATTGGCTTGCTCATCGAAGGAATTCAAGGCATTGTAGGCAATCGCAAGCATTAGCGACGGTAAAGGGTGCAGTCTAGCACCCATATTTGTTTTTAGCTCGGCTGCATTTATGTTGATATTCAACGGTTATGTATGTCCGCCGTATCGGCTGAAACCGATACGTCAGAAGGCCAACAAGGTCTACTCGCTTCTGGTGAAGTTCCTGGACAGCAAGCTCGACGACGCCAACTATGAAGAGGTATGCCATCGAATAGCGGCTGGGCTCGATTGCGGCAAGGAAGTGGTACTGCTCTCCATGCAGCCGTTCCGCGGCGCGACCATGTCGAAGCCGTTTTTGGAGTCTTTGGCATGGAAGTTTGCGGCGTCCCAACGCAGTATGCAGCGAGGCGTACCGTTAATACCGACGCCGGTTCTTATCCCGGGTTGGTCGTATTGCCAGATCATAAACGGCCGTAGTCTGGTGTCCGGGATGATCGAGCTGGTCTACTATGTATTGACCGGACCTGCAGTCGGCGGCCACGTGGTCGAGAAGCTGACTGTGCCGCAGTTCAACGCTATCCGATGGAAACTGACGCGCCGGATAGGCAAGAGCCACCAACTGCGGCCGGTCGATATGCAGGGGATGCTGTTCGCCGCTTTTCTGCTCTCAGACGAAGGCCGTACCAGGATGGCATGGAAGTCCATAAGCACCACGCCGTTCATGTTCAAGCGGAATCGTAAGATCATGTCCTGCATCTTCGATGCCAGACAGAGCAAATCCACGATCCGCCTTAAGAACGTCTTCTTCCTGCCTGTAGATATGGATGGCGTTGCGACGCAGGATCTGATTCTCTACCCGGATTGACCCATTTTCAGGAGGTCGACTATGATGGAGTCTGAGCAGTTTGTTGGGTTCGATCAGACCGGAAGGCTACGGAGCGGCGACGGGCCTATCGCTCAATATGTCCGTCGTCGTATGGCCCTTGCCGACCGGTATTGGGACGGGCTGCTGTCAGCCCTGCGACGCCTTGCGGCAGCCGTCTTTCTTTTTCCCGTCATCTGGCATGTCTGCTGGCTGGCGGCTCGTGAAGCATCTGTAGAGATCGAACGGCTGAGGTATGAGGTGAGACCGCGACAGGCGGATGGCGGGAGCTACGACGCGGTAGAAAAACCGAGCCGTCCGAACAGGTTTAGACAGATAGGCGGCTTTTTGACTTTGGACCCGTTATGATACAATACCAGAGCTAAACACTAGGAGGCTGCGAAATGCTTCAACTTCGCCCTGCCGGTACAGACACCCTTTTCTACAGCCCCGACAGAGATCTGGCCATCGTCGGAATAGGGTTGTTAAGAGCTTCCGCTATTTTGATGGATTCCCAGAGGGAACCGTGGTTTCAAGCCTTCCTGAATCAGAACGGCGTCAGCGACCAGATGCTGGCTGACGGGATGCAGAAGGTAGCCGTCGCTTCCTCCTACTTTAAGGACAGACCGGGACAGGCGCTGAAAAAAGCCGGGTTCTACTCCCTGCCATGGGCTGTCCAGGCCGCTATTTTTATGAAAATGGGCCAGGTGCTCTACAGCGCCGTCCATACCAGCCGTAGATCCAGCTTCAGCGCGGATGCGGATAGATTGCCTGTCGGCTCTGACCCGATCGAGGAGCAGGCCAAGAGGTTAATGGAGCAAGCCAAGATCGAGATTTTGAATCCGGATTCAAAAAGTTCGACTACGTGACGTGTATATTCCAGGCCCATTTGCCAGCGATAAAGTTGTCCCGGTCCCTTGCCGGTTCGTATGCTCCCGCTGTGGGGGGGATGCTAGATTTTACGCCGCAGCGGCGGCGAACCCTTGGGTATTCTGCCGTGATTGTCGGTGGGCAGGTCCGGCGGACCGGTACTTCGGCGGTAAAGACCCTGTCGACGAACTAGGCGTCTACAGCCCTGTCTCCGGGTCGGATTACGCCAAGCTATTGCGGCTGATCCGCACCCGATTCCATGCGGTTGTTTCTGACACGGAGCCGGTCAGCAGACTGGCTCCGTTTTTTGCCAAAGTCAGGAATGAGTTCGCGATCAAAACGTTTGGTCTGCCGGGCTACTGCGGCGGCGTCTACCGGATCGGCAAAGAGTTCAAGTTCCAGCAGAGGCAGTGCCCATCGAAAGACGGCGCTCCAACTCTGTGGTGCCAGTTCTTGTTCACGGACCGCATGTTCTACGAGGACTGGCCGGAGCTTTTTATTCTGCCGCCCTATGACGCCGTCCGGTTCTGGACCATCTACTACATGCAGGACCAGCCGGACATACCCCCTGTTACGGGGGTGAGCATGTTCAAAGAGCTGATCCAGCGGCATCGGCCCCTCGGGAAGCCTCATAAGAACAACATGTCGCGCCGCATCCTCATCAATCTGCCAAGTACCACCAAGGTCTACTTCGCTATTCCGAGATCGTGGCGCGGACAAGACGTAGAACAGGATATAGCTAGGCTGGCGTCTGTGTTCTATGCCAAAATGACCTACTACGAGCCGAAAGACCTAGGATCAGCCGACTTTTTGTCGGAACTGCGACAGAACGCCTTCAAGCCATATCCTAGTCGCTACACGCCGTCGTCCGATCCGTCGTCGTTTTGCCTACAGCCGATGAATCCGTTTGACTACAATGGCCGCAGGATGATGTTTCTGGGCGACGGAACCTGTATTGAAGAGAGGGGTAACTGTTGGGTCGATGCGGACACAGGGGCTGTACTGACCAACTTTGTGGTTCATTTGAAAGAGCGAGTCTCCAGCAGCTGTTTTATCGTCTGCCTGAAGACATCGACCGGCAAAAGCACCATTTTCCGTATCCTCTGGAGCAACCTCTTTTACCCGACAACGCTTATACGGCGTATCATGCGGCTTTGTATGGGTATGGGCCATATACCTGCTGTGTCGTGCAGCTTGACCACCCTAATCACTATCATCGCGTCATGGAGTAAGCCAGTGTGGCCAGACCGACAGCGGACATCAGAGAACTCATCGCCAAACACGTAGATATCTGCAACAAGCACGGCTCAGCGTTGCCCATACTGGACCTGCTGTTCCGCCTCAAAGGCAAGCCTTACAGTCTGCGCGACCATTTTGTCTTTTTCCCGCTGTACGATCTGCAGCAGCCGAGATCGACCGTCCTAATGTGCGGCAGGCAGGTCGGCAAGACGACGAATCTGGCTATCCAATCGGTCTTACTGGCCGCTACAAGGCCGTTTTCTACGATCCTGTTCGTTTCACCCCTCGGAGAGCAGATTTCACGCTTCAGCACCATCTATCTCAGCGAGATTCTCAGGCAGTCCGTCATAGGCAAGATGCTCAAAGGACCTGGCACCGTTGACCGGGTTCTCCAAAAGGACTTCTCCAACAACTCCCACATTATTCTTAGCTATGCCACGGATGACCCTGACCGCGTCCGCAACATTTCAGCCAGCCGTCTGGTTGTTGACGAGACTCAGGACATGCTGCTCGACGCGATCAGTGTCATCAAAGAGACGCTCAGCCATTCTGAGCAAGGTGGCCAGATTTTGTACGCTGGAACCCCAAAAACGGGGGATAATACTCTAACCCAGTTATGGCTGGAGAGTAGCCAGGCTGAATGGTTTGTGCCATGCACCCATTGCACGACAGACGGCCATCCGACGTGGAATATACCGTCTCCAAAATGGCATCTAGAGGAGATGATAGGTCCTTATCACAATAAAATCTCCGAAGAGTACCCAGCCACCCTATGTTACAAGTGTAAACAGCCAATATCGCCGAGACTGGGCCGCTGGGTTCATCTCTACCCGGATCGGACGGACTATGCTGGCTATCACGTCCCGCAGCTCCTCCTGCCGCACCATTATGCCAACCCGGCCAACTGGAAGGAACTGCTGAAAAAACGCCTCAATTTGCCGCCGTACCTGTTCTATAATGAGGTCCTTGGCTGGCCATATGACCTGGCTGCCGCTATTATCACGCTGGAGGACCTACAAAGAACAGCCGTCATGCCACCGAGAACCGACCCGTCTGTTGTGGACAGAGCCAAGAAATACACGCTGCTGGTTATGGGCATAGACTGGGGCGGTGGCGGCGAGGAGGAGAAGAGCTTTACAACTCTGGCGCTGGCCGGCCTGTCCAATGACGGCAAGATCGACGTCATTTGGGGCAGGCGGCTGCTCACGCCGCACGACCACATCAAAGAAGCGATAGATATTGCAACGCATTGTGTTGAGTTCAGCCCCCACTACATTGCCCATGACTACGCCGGTGGCGGGGCCATACGGGAGACGATTCTGGTGCAGGCGGGAATGGCAGAGAGCAGGCTCATACCCTACATGTACGCCACGGCCAGCATGTCCGGCCTGTGCGTCCGGTCGGAGCCTTCTCCGCTTAGACCAAGGCCGTTTTACCTTCTCAACAAGGCCAGATCGCTGCAGATACTATGCACAGCTATCCGTCTTGGCCATATTAGGTTCTTCGCAGACGATTACGTCTCGGCAATAGAACCTGGGTTGTTGAGAGACTTTCTGTCGCTAAAAGAGGAGACGGCCAGCTCCTCCACACGTGAGGCTTATCGTATCACCAAGAAGAAGGGGAGTATTGACGACTTCGCCCAGGCGGTAAACTACGCCTGTTGCACAATATGGCAAATGACTAGCTGGCCAGACATCGCAAAAATGCTTGTGACCAATAGCAAAGACAAAAACGAGTAGAATAGAGCTGTGGGCTTCGTCTATTGGAGAAATAGATATGATCGACCAGCGAATAGACACTACCGGCAAACTCGCCAAACAATTGTTTTTTGTGTTTGACGCCCCAGAGTACGTGAAAACTGCCAGTTTGGGCCAAATACATGGCAAAAACGCCAAGTGTGCGATGGATTACGCCGATCCAGTCCGTAAGCAGTTCCCGATCTGCAATCGAGCTGCTATCTGGACCTCGGCAGCTTACCTGTATGCGAGCCAAAAAGACCCGGATCCGGCTATAGAGGCGCGTATCAAGGAGGCTGCCGACCTCTTTGAGATCACCAGCGATATTGAGACGCTCAAGCAGTCCATCAAGAAGGCCAAAGAGGTCAAACAGACCTATGTCGATGACTGTTTCGCCGTGGTGCTGGACATCGGAGGCTTGAAAGTCCGCCGCTACCCCCTCAGAAGTGGGGCCGAGGTCAAAGCCGCCGCCGCTTATTTCGAGCGGTATCGCCATGAGCTATCGCCCTGGGTTATCCGCAGGGAATTCGCAAGACGGGTGCTGGAAAAAGCCGCCGAGTATAAGGTCGATATCAGCGAGCACCTACCCATTCTGCGTCGAAGCGCCGGCTTGGGCTGCTCTATGCCGACCGAACTCGTCGGTCTGATCGTAGACAGAGCCTCCAAGCTGGGTAGACGCGACAAGGAGCTGTCGCATACCATGCTGAAGGCGGCGTCGATAATGGCGGATCTCGGCGATGTGTCTATGGAGGCCCATGATGCGGTTATGGACCTTATCGACCTCGTCGACCAGAAACTCAAACTGGCGACGAAATACGCACAAATCGGATTCCCGGAGGACGTCGTCTACTCCACCAGCAAAGAGGCGGTGGCGTCGCTCGCAAGCGACGTTGTGGTCAACTCGAAGACGGGCAGAATCTATAGCCTGTCCGACGTGTTGGCCGTGTCGCCGAAAACGCTGTCCAAGTATCTCGGAGCCGGCTTCGTCAAGTTAGCCCATGACCCCGACGCCGGACAACCGGAGGCGGAGCGGCTCACGAAAGCGCTGTCTCGGCTGTCAGACGGCGACGCCAGGGTGTTCGATGCGCTGATGAATAGGGCCGGGGTCAAACCTATGGCCGTTCGTCCGACCAGCATTGGGCTTTCGCAAGATGAATTGGAGTCGTTAAGTCAATTTGCAACTGAACGAGTATGAGCGATTTTAGTAATATTCTGCGAGGTCTATCCAACGCTTTGTCAGCGGCTGCTGACAACTTGGAGGGCATGAAGTACTACCTCGTTATTGCCCGAGAAACAGGCAAGCCGGAAGTCATAGAGGCGCCGACGCATGAAGAATGCGTCCAGCGTCTGAACGATATTGTTGCTACGTCAAGTGGGACCCCGTGTTATGTGTTTATGTTCGAAGGTCGAAGATGGAAGGTTTACCGCAATCCGGCGAGGCTCGTCTCGCCGGACGGCACTGTCAAGGTTTTGGAAGTGTGTAGCAATGTTTCGCCAGATGATAACGAGGACTGTCTATAATGCGTTTAGACACTACGTACTTGGAGACTTGGCCGAAGCAGATCGACGCATGGGATGTAGTCGTTCCAGACGTAGTACAGGGCGGGTTTATTGTCCCGTGGTCGGAAGACGGTCAAGTGACTAAAGAGTATGCCAATGGCGCACGTCGCGTCGTTCTAGTTAATCCAGATACGGAGCCTTATATGTTCGACCCAACTACAGGGACTCGTTACAAGTTAGGTTCGTCGCCGAACTCTTCGCCAGCCGTTGCCCCTAAGACGACGGCGTCGTCGGTGACTGAGATAATGCAAAAAATCCTGGCACAGCCTGTTCCGTCCGTGGCGCCTGTTGTTCAGACGCCGGCTGCGACGGCGGCTTCGTCGAACCCTCCAACCTTGCTCGGCAGACAGGAAACGGCTCAGCTGCCGATCCAGTCTCAGCCTGCTATGCCGGCGGCTGGGAGTAAGCTGAAGAACGAGCTCAAGTTGCTCCTTGTCCCTGGAAACTCTCCCATAGCTGTCAACGCCAGGTTCTGCGACATCAAGGTGCTGCAATCAGGCGCCGGCCGCTACATAGCGCTGATCAAGGTGAATGAGGCGTCCGAGGACTCTATAGAACTCGCGCCGCAGGCGGGTTTGACGTTGCTGGTGGGCTCCGACAGCCTTCGCAAGGTTTACAAGCTGGACATGAGCGAAGTCATTCCTTTGGAGATCGACCAGTACCAAGTGAAGCTGATGAGACTTATCGAGGAGTTCGATATATGAGCGGTGGCATGGTGAAATACGGCGTCATTGCCAAAGGACTCACGAATCCAGAGTCGAAGCACGCACAGTTAGATGACTGCGCTGCTCATCGGATCGTGAAAGAGGCGAGGCTGCGAACCAGCAATAAGAAACAAGCTAAGACAAAGCAAAGAAACCATGCTGACACCGGACGGCGCTCTTGAGCTATCGGATGCAAGTTATTATCGCAGACGGCTGGCGGATTTCGCGCCGCCCTGGGCCGGCTTCTCAGCGCATGTCATGCCTGAGACGATGTGGCACGCGCTGCGCCTGTGCGAGTATGTTGTCACAACACAGCCCGCCTACAAGTCGGCCATCGAAAGGGTCGTCTCTTACTTTATCACGAGAATCGAGATCACAGGGACGGACAGGAGCGGCCAGCTCAAATACAGGGAGCTCTTAGAAGACGTTTTGGGCGTGTATCAGTGGCTCAAGTCTATCGCCATTGACTATCTCGTCTACGGCAACAGCTTCATTAGCATCTTGCCCGCTTTCACGAAATACGCCCGTTGCAAATCGACCACAATCAACAAAGACGGCAAGAAAATAGCCTGCTCCTTTGAGGCTCCACTTCTAAAGCTGCTAGATAAGCCTGACCTGTATAAGCCGGCGTGGCGCGAAGGTGAACTAAGGGCGTACTGCCCAAGATGCGGCAAAACAGGCTACTGGGACATCATCTCCAGAGAGAACGTGTCTGGTGGAGGGGTGCATCTGAAACGATGGTCTCCGTATGAGATCGAAATAGAGTGGTCCCCATTCACACATGAGGTCAGGCATATTTGGCGGATTCCGCAGGATTTGAAGGATGCTATCAGGCGGCACGACCCGTTCGTTATCGCTACTACGCCGGATGAGGTCATCAAATCCGCAATGAAAGACCTCAATATCAGGCTATACCCGTCGGAAATCTTCCATCTCAAGGAGCCGGCGCTAGCAGGTCATCCGGTCCGTGGTTGGGGTCTCAGCCCTGTTTTGACGCACTTCCGTCAAATATGGCTTGTAAGCATGTTCCATCGCTACAACGAGGCTATAGCGATGGACTACATCATGCCTTTGCGGCTGATCTGCCCGGAGCCGAAAACGAGCCAGTTCGCAGACCCGCTTTTTGCGTCTGACAGCTCGCAACTGGTCTGGCAACTGCGGACGGCGATACAGGCCCGGCGTTACGACCCGACCACCTGGGCGGTGTTCCCGTTCCCTGTCCGATACCAGTTTGTCGGCGGGGAAGGGCCGAATCTGGCTTCGAAGGAGCTTATGGAGTATCACAGGAGCGAGCTATTGGAGTCTATTGGGATTCCTGTCGAGCTCTACCGAGGCAACTTGGCGATCAATAACGCCCCTGTCGCAGTTCGGCTGTTCGAAACAAGCTGGAGCCATCTAACGTACCTGTTGAACCGGGCTATCCAGTGGATTGTGGATAAACTGTCGATCTACTACGGGCTGGATCGTGTGAGAGCGGAAATCTTGAAGCCGTCTGTGGTTGACGACATCAATAAGCAGTCGCTTCGGCTGCAGCTCATGCAGAGCGGTATGCTGTCGAAGGCTACGGCGCTCAAAGAACTCGGCGTTGAAGACTACATGGCAGAGCTCCGGCAGGCGATCCGCGAAGAGCGGGATGTTGCAGAGCTTATGGAGGAGTCCAAGACGATCCTCCAAAAAGGCCAGGCTATGCGGCAGCTTATGTCGATGCCTGTCGGGGCCACAGAAGAGGCGCAGGCGGGAGCAGCACCGCCAGAAATGGGGGGTATGGGTATGCCGATGGCTGGTGGTCCGCCGCCCGCCGGCGCTGCCCCTGGAGCTCCTATGCCGGGCGGAGCAGCGCCTGCCCCAGGTGGGGGGTCTCCTGTTGACCAAGCTATGGCCCAGATATCGCTCCGCCAAAACAACCTCACTATGGACGAAATCGAGCAGACGGCGAGTACTTTGGCCGGGCAGTTGGCGTCCATGCCGTTGGATCAGCGGATTAGCGAGCTGAGAAAGCTGAGGGCGCAGAACAAGACCATTCATGCTAGGACCAAAGAGATGATCGCTGAGATGGAGCGACAGGCGCAATCGCAAGCTGTCCGGCAGATGAGACAAGGTGGAGCCCCGCCGCAATGACAAAGTTTGAATCCGGATTCAAAAATCGGTTCGGTCATAAAGGATCCGTAATACGCATCCCTGGTATGCCATCTCTGGCAGAACAGTACGGCATCAAGATTCCGTCCAATTTCGGTAAGGAGTTCGTCAAGGTTCTTGAGAACCTAAAATCCGAGCAGATTAGCCAGTCTCAACAGTTTGCACAACAGGACGGAATACAGACGATCGACCCGTCGCAGCTAAAACCGGTATTTTTAGGCGACTTTGATGACAAACCTGCTATCGACCAAACCACGCAAAACCAGCAAGACGAGCAGAACAGGCAAGAATCCGCGCAAGAACCTCAAAAAGGCGTCGGGTTCCTGGGAGAGCTCGCAAAGCTTGCGGCTAAGTCTAAACCGGCTGATTCTCGGTAGCTTCTTCAAGTCAGCCCAACAGACGCAGCCAGCTTTGACGCCTGGTACGACTCAGCCGGCCAAGCAACCTGTTCCGCAGTCGGCTCCTGCGTCGTCTGCGACGATTGCACCTACACCAACTGCGCCTGCACCGACTACGCCCACACCAGCCTCTACACCGTCTGCGACGACAGGAACGCCCAACGCAGCCGGAGAAGTTGCCAAGCCGACTGAACCGGCGTCGGCTACGACGGAAGAAGAACAGCTTCTTAGCGAAATACCGTTAGCGACTCTGGAAAAGAGGCCGATATATGAGCTGGCCACTACTGAACGCAGTGTAGGGCCGGCAAAGACTCTGGCCGAATTGCAGGTCGGCGGAAGTAAGAAACTACTCCGAGAGAGGTTTAGCGGTCCTGGGGCCTTTGAACGAGCTAAGAAATTCGTCGAAGGCTCCAGAGAAAGGGCGCAGTCATATCTCAAGGACGTCGCGGAGTACCAGCAGAAAGCGTTCGGCGTCTCCTCATTCTGGCAAGGAGCCAGGTCCTGGTCGGACTATGTGTTCGGTATCAGTCGCGGCGGGCTTATAGGCGATACGGCTCTATCGCTATGGAACAACACATTTGGAAAACTCTATGGCGGCTTTGGTTCAGTCGACGATCTTGTCACCTATGCAAAAAAGGAGTACGAGGCGGCCCTAGAATACTCCAATTTGAGCAGCCACTGGGCCGCTGAAAACCTCTCAAGCCTGATGGGTGGCGAAGAGGGGCTCGAACTCAGTTCAATCGAAGCAGCGCTCAGGACAATGGGTGGTTATGTCGCTTATTCGGCTGTACCGCCGACTTTAAGCTGGGCTGCGAAGGGTCTTGCAACCACTGCAAGCAAGGCTCTACAGGTGTCAGCCGGTAAAGCAGCTACTCTGGCCGCTGGCGCTGCTAGAGCCGCTAATGTTGTAGCGCTGGTGCCGTTCCTTATCTCGATGGGCGTACCTGTTTTCAGCTATATATCGAACAAATACTTCACCGACACAGAGGGTCTAACTCTCAGAAATACTGTGCTGCATTTAAGTTCGTGGCCAATTGCCAGGTCGGCTGTTTTCTCTTCTGTAGAGGAGGCAAGTCAGCTTGCGAAGCTCCATCAGGACCTGACGAAAAAGTACGGAAACTCTTCACCATTCACCGTCGCCAAACAATACAACGCTGCGCTGAGCGCTATGAGGGCTAACCCTAATGACCAGCGGCTGAAAGAGCAAGTCAGTACCACGTTCAGAGATTTAGAGCAGGCTATCAATACAGTAGCAGCTATCAGCCTCGGCACGACGCCTCAAGGCATCATAAAACTCAACGAACTCAAAAGCAAAAACAAAGAAGCCGGTAGGCTGTTGGAAGCATATACCAAGCTGCGGGAAAAAATGTACGACGAGGTGCTCAAGGCGACGAGCAGCGCCGATCCGTACGGGTTGGTCAAAATGGAAGCCACTGACGTCTATGCCGTTACGATGTCTTGCCCGCTTCTGGCTCATGGATTTGTCGGCTCCAGCTGGGATAAAGCCTTGGCTGACAGGATAAACGCCGAGTATAAGAAAACACAAGAGATCGACAAGCAATGGCTCAGCCGGATTGTCGGGCAGAAAAAGGCGGACGAGTTAGTGAACCAGCTCTACAAGCCGGAAAACAGAATAATGGCGCTTAGCGTGCATACGAACTTGGCGGAGGCCGAAGCGGCGACGACGTCGATGCTGTTGGAGTATGCTGATGCTCTTGAAAAGCATCCAGAAGCGGTTGATGCCGCGATAAGGGATATGGAGAGTAGCGGCCAGCAGTCCGCCGAGAAAGTGCGGAAGACTATGCAGGACATCAGGAGAACGATGTATTACGCCGTAACTGGCAGAGATATATATGATCCGCTCGTCGACGTCCAGCCTAATAAAAAGGAGGCGTGGAATAAGTCTGTAGAGAGCCTCCCGGCTATGGTAACCTATCTGCTCGCCTGCATGATTTACCACAATCGTCGCCAGGCCCTAATATCGCAAGGCAAAAAACCGACTATTCAGGGCATGAAACAGGCTATTTTGGAGCATTCCAAGACTGTAGGGCAGCAGGTCAAATCGAGTCTTAACATAGCTGAGGCCAATCCGAACGAGCTGCCTGCCAGCATGGCTGGGGTGTTGTCTCAGTTCATCGGCTCCAAGTATCTTTACAATACGGTATCGGAGTTAAGCAAAACAACCATAACTGCGTTGAAAGGCGCTAAAACGATAGCTGCTGGTGGCAATGCCGTCAAAACAGCCAAGATATTAGGGGCGCTGAGCAAAACGGCTGATGCTCTAAGAATACCCAGATGGCTTAGAAAAAGTAGCCCTATAATCCTGATGATGGCGATTGTTATGAATGAAGGTCATATTTATTCCTTGCTTCCTGAGAAGTTACGTTCGTGGCTCACTCTACAGATCGGGGGGAACTCGCTGCTTGACACACTAGCGCCGAAGAAGGAAAAAGCAAAATGATGAAGGTCAATTACGACATACTTACGCGGGCCGCTGTAGCAATTGCGAAAAACAGACCTGATCTTTTGCCGCCCTCTGTTAAGCTGGCTGCTATCAGCATAGGCGAGAATGCTCAGCATCTTTTGGTCAAACGGGCTCAGGATTTAGCGCATCTTAGCTGGGTGGAACCGTTCCTTGAGTTGCCAGACGACGTCAAAGGGCCGTACATCTCCCATATTTCTCCTGGCGTCCTGGCATACTACCAGCAGCAGAAGGAGCAGAGTCAACAGGCATTGCCGCAAGCGCCCGTAGCTGCTTCGAAGCCTGTCGGGTCCGGTTCTATTTTCGACTGGATCAAAAGCTATCTACAGCCAGCGTCTGGCAGAGCCGATAGACCTGCGTCGGCTACGCCACGACCGCAAACCCAGGCTGCTGCACCGAAGCCGCCTGAACAACCGATATCGGTCGAGGAGCTGTTGACAGCCCCTGCCAAACCGGAAAACGAGGCGAGCAGTGCGGCGCCGCCGCCTCCCTCTGTGTTTGGCGGTGAAACGGCTTCGACAGACCAGCAGCAGAAAAAACCGACAGAAAAGACGCAAAAGAGAGAGGAGAAAAAGAAAGAGGACCCTCTGTCGGTAGAGAACCTTATTTCGGCTATCAATATGAAGATGGAACAGGCCGCAAAGAACTATTCGCTGGATCAGGCTTCATTTTCCAGTGACAACGTGCAGACTCTGTTGCGCGGTGCGCGAGGCTGGATCTCGGACGTTGTAGCAAAGAAGCCGGCTCCAGAGGCGGCAGCACTGATCAGTGTCGTCGAAAAGCAGATGATAGATTTGATAAAAAGCCATGTAAAACTTGGCCTTGGGTTGTTGAGCGGCAGCTATGAATTAGACGTTGAAGGGCTGCTGCGTGATCTGCCTCCGTTCGCAGAGAAAGTCATCGGCCGTAAACTGACTGAAGATGAGAAACGCAAGCTGTCTCAGGCGGTAACATGGATGCTATACAGGATGGCAAAGTAGAGAATCTGGTCAGGGCCCTGATGCGGTCTGTCGACCGCCTGGAGTCGGATCCGAACTTCGTCGAGACGACCGACGTCCGGCAAGCGTGCTATCATGCTGCGGCCGGCACGATCGACCTGGACGACTTGTGCGACGCCGTCGTCTACTGCATAGCAATATACGGGGCGCCGGTGTTGCAAAACCTCGATGCACAGAGTTTGTATAGTCTTATTTTTGAAGGCGAACATAGCGACGACGCTTTTCCGATGCAAGCGATCATCGCAAACGACATCAGGAACCAGATTTTGGAGCAAAACAAGCCGGTCGATAGGATCGACGCATGGGAATTTATGACCCCATCGAAGAGGTTCCTGATCGCCGTCGGTTTGCCGTTTAATTTGTTTGTCTGCCTGTGCGAATACGCTGAGCCCGTTTCGGTTTTTCTACTGTTGTTTGCCCTGTCGCTACGGATACAGCACATATTAAGGACCATTCTCGGAGTTGACAGTCGTGAGCCTTAGGATCGGTGTAGTCAAGTTCGTAAATGTCGAAAAAGGGTATGGTTTTATCACGCCGGACGGCGGAGGCGCGGATGTGTTCTTTCATATCACCAGATATTCTGGGCATATCCAGTTCAGCGAGCTGAAGCCGGGAATGCGGGTCAAGTACAACGACGAGCTCAACGGCGATAGAGTAAGAGCGACGATCGTCAGATATGAGACGCCGCAAACCGAATCCGGCGGATGACGTCGAGAACCCGGGATTTTGAAATGAGCATCGACGAATCGCAGGGCCAAACGCCGGTCGATATACAGACGGCGGTCAGCTCAGGCCAGCTGCTTAACTCTGTGTTGGACCTTGTGAAAAGGCAGCTCATCTACTATGCCTACCTGCACGGTTACAGGCCCAGAGCCGCTTCCACCTATCGCGCCAGGGAGCGGATGCTGTACGAAATGCAGACGCCGTACGCGGAGTCCGTGTCGAAGAAAGTCGATGCAGAGCTGGACCAGCTAGTGGATACGGTCGGCCAATGGCTCGGCTTTCCGAAAAATCAGCGGAAATCGCCTGAAAACAGGGCGCTGATCAAGACGGTCCTGAAGCAGATAGAGAAGTACTTTCCAGGCACTTTGGACACGCTGCTGGCTCCGAACGGTTCGGCGTCCGAGCTGGCCGGGTTCGTGGCCGCTTCCCACGCCGCAACTGACCCGCAACTGTCCAGGAAAGCTCCCGACGGCAGGACACTGGCGGAATATCTGACGGACTACATCTACAAGCATTTTTACTCCGACCAAGACAAAGAAATCCGTCTGCAGAAAACGCGTGGGCTGACCGCCGGACAACTGGGCGGCGTTTTGTACCATCTGACGGAGAAAGGTGTAATCGACCCGGCGGTCGACACTCCGGACCAGATTGTCAAAAAGCTGGAGTATTTCGTTCCGGCTGTCGGAGAAGCACAGCGCTGGCTCCAAAAGACCAAACCGGACGCCGATTTGCAGGATGCAGTGAATTTCACTGTGACATTCAATTCGATGCTGCCGCCGTCACCGTCCGGCTTTGTGGAGAAAGACTATCTTCTTAAGAATCTCTTAGCTGATATTCGGAAGAACGAGCTGTTAGCGCATCAGTTTTCGTCTGGAGCTCCTGGCGCCCTGCCTTCAGAGGAGGCAGTCAAACAACACAAGAAAAGAGTGCAACAGTTGCGACAGTCCGAGATGGGTGCTTACTATGGGGCCATACTAGCCGCTAAAAAGATGGGTCTCATAAAGTCCCGATCCAGGGCAGGCTACCTGGCGGAGAAGATAGAGAATGGCACGCCTGTCGTCTTCAGAAACAGCAGCGAGGTTGTCGACGCCTTGGTCAGAAGCGGTGTGGCGCCGAATATAGCCACGCAACTCGTGTCTAATCCAGAAATGACCTCCCAGTACCTGACAGGGGGCAATGTCGATCTGGCTATGACAGGCGCTCAGAGCGTACAGGCTCGTCGCAACATGTGGCAGCTGTTTAAGACGTACCGCAAGGCGGGCCTTAAGGGTGGACCAAAAGCCGCTTTCAACCTCAGTCTGGCCCAGACGGCCGCCGCATACGGCTATCCTGACGTTGAGCAGTTCAGGCAGATGGTGCTGATGATGCCGCCCGGGACGATGGCTATGCCGACGGAGAGCTGGACGCCGCAGCGGTCGTGGGTGGCGCGTACCCTCCCGCCA